CTATCGTAGAACTCTTCTGATGCAGTGCGGTAATTATCTTCTGACATGGCACGTAGAGCATTTTTAAAACCTCGCAAACGAGAAGCGCCTAAATTAAAAGAAATATCGATTAAAGCGTTTTGTCTTACCTCATCAAGCGTATCAAACCAATCATATTCTTTTGATAACTCCTCTGTCACACGCTTGATGTCGTTATCTAATAGATAGTCTATTTCATCGTCTGATAAACCTAACCCAGATTGTGAGACGTTCCGGCCTACCCCCAAAGTTTCATATCCTGCTGAGCACAGATAGACGTGCCTCTTCACGCCCTCATGTAGTTTTAACATACGCTTTAGAATCATTACTGTTCTCTACTAACTTTCCTAACCTTTTCGACGGTTCTCAAGGTTCCTAATCCAAGCATTCCCATCAAAACGGGCATCATTTGGGTGGTGTCGATCATGCCTATTTGCACATCTATCGAAGCTAACGATAAAACAAAATTAGCCATAGGAATCAATATAAAATTTGATGCAAAGCCAAGTGCACAAATCCAACCGACTGCCGGCCTCCAACCCGCGACAAACATACTACTGCTTGCCGCCTCCATCTTGTTAACTTCAATTTGACCTTTTGCAAGCTCCTGGGCATGACGCTCTGCCATTGTGCTTATCTCATGAGCCAAGGCCATCTTCTGATCTTTGTCTTCAATAAACTTATCTAATAACTGTGTAGCCGGACCAATTAAATTTGCTAACATGATATCTCCTATTTTTTAGCCATATAGGCTGTTGCGCCAAAATACAGGCCGATGACTGAAGCTTGACTGAGAAATATCATATCGCTCATAGCGCTCCAAGTATCAAGCCTATCTTCAGCAATGACTAATGATGCAAGCGGATATAAGATCATTGAAACCATTGCAACCCACGCCATTCGCCTCTGAGTGTCTGCCTTTTCTTCCGCTAACTCTTGTTTGAGTATTTCATTATGTCTTGCAATCTCTTCGTCAGTCACAGTGCCATCACCGTCAAAGTCATATTCTGCGTATTTTGATTTTGGTTCTAATTTCTTAGGAGTCATTTTGATGCGCCTACATATCCGCCTATAACGCCTATCAAACCCGTTATCGACATTTTCATAAGGGTAATTACCGAATCATGTGGTGGCCTGTTTTCTTCCATAGCAACAATGTAATCACCGATGATTACGACCAGTAATAAGGCTAAGACAC